GTCCACTGCTCCTTCCGGCTGCCGATGGCCTCCAGCCTTTCCAGGCCGCCTTCCTCTTCCAGCCAGCAGGGTTCCCAGCTTTTTACCTGCTCTATGCTCACACTTTTCACGAGTTTTCCTCCTGTTTTCTGGTTTTTTCCTGATCTCCCCAGGGTTCCCCTACAGCTCCTCCGGCAGGTGGAAGCTAGAGAGGCTTTCCAGGTCCGCCAGGTTGTAGGACCGCTTTTCCCCCGGGGCGGACTGCCCCCTTGTACCTGCAGACAGCCCGTCCGTCCCCCTGGCCTGGTTCTGCTCCCTGGCCAGCCAGGCGTTCACAAACCGGGGTACTCCGGCCCGGCTTTTCCGCCGGGTGGGGTTGGCCTCCAGCCAGCCCTTCATGTTCCGCAGCTGCTGTATCACGTCGACAGCAGGGTACAGGCCCGCCCATGTTTGGCACTGCTCCGGCGAGACGGCATAGCCTGTCCCGTCCTTCAGCGGAAATTCCACCACCGGCTCCTCCGGCGGCAGGGACGCGGCCGCTTGGGGCGGCTGCTCCCTGCAGGGGTTCTTTGTCTTTGTCTTTGTCTTATTTCTTTCTCTTAGTGTCGCTGTTTCTGTCGGCGTTTCTGTCGGTGATTCTGTCGGCGATTCGGTCGTTTTAAACGACAGAAAAGAGGTTTCAGTCGTGAATTCACTCGTTTTAAACGACAGAATCTTGTCTTTGTCCGGCACTTCCGATGGGCCTCCATCCTCTGGGGAGCAGAGATAATAGACCGTGGCCTTGCCCTTGCGGCCCTTCTCAAAGCGGATGAACCCCGCCTCCGCCAGCTTGTCCCGGGCCCGGTACGCCGCGTCCTTCTGACAGCCTGCCATCAGCATCAACCTCAGGGTGTCTACTCGCTCGCTGCTCGGCCACAGGTCGCGGTTAAATTTGTCCAGTAAACGATAATACAGGACCACCGCGAACACGGGCAAGTCGTTGCTTTCGCTCCATCGGTTAAATCGATTCAGGTAGTCAATATAGGTCACAGCCCCCCCTCCTTCCCGGCGCCGCTTTTGCCCCTTGCTGCCCGGCTTGGACCAGTGCGCCTCTCATATATCCCTTAAAAAACCTGGTTTGTTGCGCCACAATGGGCAACTTTTTGCAGGGGGTGGGGAAGTTTTTTTAAAAGGGCAGGTCATCATCCGGCCCAGGGCACGCCTCCATAAATCCCTGCTCAAAGCCCTGGGCATGGCTGGCTGACGGGTCCTGGTCTGCTGCCCGGCCTGTGTGCTGGCCTGTGTTCTGGCCGCAGAAGTCCAGGCTTTGGGCCAGCACCTCGGTGGCCTTGCGCTTGTTTCCCTGCCTGTCCTCAAAGGTGCGGGTCTGCAGCTGCCCGCTGACCACAATCTCTTTCCCCTTGCAAAAATACTGGCACAGAAATTCCGCTGTCTGCCGCCAAGCCACGCAGTCTATGTAATGGGCCTGCTTTTTGTCCCCGTACCCTGTGCTGCACGCCACGGTAAACCCGCATACCGCCGTGCCGTTTGCTGTGTGCCGCAGCTCTGGGTCTGCGGTCAGACGCCCATGCAGGGCTACCAAATTCACCATATGTTTCCTCCTTGCTCTCTTCCTGTCTCCCTGGGATAGGCCTGCCGCTTTGCCTGGTTGGCATCATACACCTTGCGCTGGCAGCCGGGGCACAGGGGCTGGCTGAACGCCCGTGTGGAGTATGCCAGAATCTCCTCTGCGGACCAGGGGCTCCCGTCCTTTTTCACCCCGTCCCGGATGGGATGGCCGCAGCTGGCACACAGGGCGGGGGAATGGTCTTGGCTGTTCTGCCTGTTTCCCCCAACATATTTAGTGGGGTCTGTGCCCCAATACACATCCCCTGCCACGCCCAGCGCTTTTGCCGCCACAGAGATGGCGTCTGTCAGGGCCATTTTATAGCACTCGTCGTTGGTATAAAGGCCATTTTTCTCCCTGGCCACAAAGGCGCTGCCCCCTGTGCCGGGCACGCCTTCGCTCCATTCTCCTTTCCAGCGGTAATAGAGCTGTATGTTGCAAAAGGCGCTGGTCTCCCCGCTGGCCCCTGGCTCCATCCATTGGCGAGTGATCTCGTACTTCCAGCCTATCCCGCATGGTCCAAACTGGGATGTAAGCGCCTGGATGCGCCACATGGGGTTGATATCCGTTTTCCCTTTCATCCGCCCGGCCTGAATGGTTTTTAAGGCTTCTGCAGGCGGGCTGCGCAAAGCGTTGTACAGCATCATGTGCTCCTGCATGGTTTCCGCCACTTGACGGTCCCTCCTGTTCTTCTATACTATTATATATAGGTCTATATGGGCTAGTTTTCTGGATTTGCGCCGCAGGGTTCCCCCGCAGCGGGAGCTTCCTGGGTGAGCATCTCCCGCAGCATGGATATCTGCCTGGCACGGGCGGCGTCCCAGGCTGCGGCACGAGCGGCGGCACGAGCGGCGGCACTGGCTGCGTCCCAGGCTGCGTCCCAGGCTGCGGGACGGGCTGCGTCCCAGGCTGTGGGACGGGCTGAGGTATAGGCTGCGTACCTGGCTGAGTACCTGGCTGCGGCACTGGCTGCGGCCAGGGCTTTGGCACGAGCTTTCTCCAGCTCCCCATCCGAAATCTCCCCCCGCAGCCAGCTGCGCTTGGCCTCTATGGCCGCCAGACTTCTGGGGTCTGGATTCTTCACCAGCTTGAGCGCCTCCTCCGCGCAGCGGCAGCCGAACTCGTGCAGGATGGACCCGTCAATCAGCTCCTCCCGCAGCACCACCCACAACTTGTCCCCATCGCTGACCTCCTCCGGGGGCAGGTCCAGCACATCCAGGGCTGTCCACTGCTCCTTCCGGCTGCCGATGGCCTCCAGCCTTTCCAGGCCGCCTTCCTCTTCCAGCCAGCAGGGTTCCCAACTTTTTACCTGCTCTATGCTCACGCTTTTCACGACGCTTTCCTCCCCTCCCAAATCTCCCACATGTCCGGCTCCTGGTCCCCGCGGACCACCTTTCCTCTCTGGCAGGGCTGCCAGGGCTTGTCCTGGGGCTCTCTGGCGTCCACATGCCACTCAATGGCTGCCCCCAGGCCCCCCAGGAACAGCAGCAGGCCCGCCATTCCCACTGCCAGAAGGCACAGGCTGCTCATGACCCGGCCTCCCCTTGCAGGCGGCTCAGTCCCCGCCGGACCAGCACAGCGGCCTTTGCCTCGCTGCGGGTCAGGCCCAGCTGGCCGTTGCCGCTGCCCTGAAGGATCCCCTGTTCGGATAGCCAGCGGATATCCTCCCGCCAGTAGTCCGGGACCTCTTCTAGGGTGTTGTAAGTGGGATTCTGCTTTTTGTACTCCTCGCGGGCTACTGCCCGCACCTGTGCTTCTGTCAACTCCGGTTCCTCCCTTTTCCCGGTCAGCGCCGGGTAGTCCTTATAGGCCCAGTTGGCGTCAAAGAGCTGTCCGCCTATCTCCTGCTTGTCCGTAAACTGCCAGATGCCGTATGGCTTGGGGTAGTCGCAGGTGGCGTTCCACTGGGCTACCCACTTGTCGTACTGGTCCAGCGCGGGGCTGGCCAGCTGGTTATTTAGCCAGCTCAGCGCGGCATAAATACCCGTATAGTATCCGGCTTTCTGCATTTCCTGGCAGAAAATCTGGCAGAACTTCACCAGCTGGCTGGGGCTGGGCATACCCTGGGCGGCTTTGTAGCCGTCCCCGTCCTCCATGTCAAACCACACCCCATAGGCCGGCCTCCCGGAAGCCTCCAGCAGCCGCAGGGCGTGCTGGACCTCGCTGTGGGCGTCCGCCTCTGTCAGGGCGTAGGAGTACAGGTACACTCCATAGGGCATCTTATATTCTCTAGCTTTTTTTACATTCTCAAAGAACTGGCTGTCATCCTGGGATGGGTCGTTATTTCCATATCCACAGCGGATCAGCACAAATTCCACGCCCGCCTTTTTCAGCTGGCCAAAGTCCACGCTGCCATTGCTGTAGGACAGGTCCACGCCGAATTTCCTTTCCATTTTATGGTGCTCCTTTCCCTATGGTTTCTTTGCCGCGCCGCGGGGAGCTGCCTGGGCCTGGGGGCAGAGCTTTTCCCCCTCCTCCTGGCCGTCTCCCGGAGAGGCTCCGGCGCTGTTCTTGGGTATCAGCTTCACCTGCAGGCCTCTGCGGCCCAATATGTCGTTGAAGACTTCTGTTACGTATACCGGGTCAAACATGGCTGCCATAAACCACCACTCCTTTTTCCTATGTATATTTGAGACGCGGATTGTCCTATACCCAGCGTTATTCCAGCAGGATGGTCAAAATCATCATGGTGAACATGCCCAGCACCGCACACAGCACAGCCGTGCCAAAAACCACGTCTACAAATTCTATCCTCTCCCAAAAGCTGGAGCGCTCGCGGCGCTGGAGCCTGGCGGCCTTCAGCACCTTGTCCACGTCCCGCTCTGCCTGCCGTATGTTCCCAACCACCTTGCGGAACTTTCGGCGGTCTTTTTTCTTCACAAAGATTCCTCCTTTTCTATTTGGCCTGCAGGAGGAAAGCACCCTTAAAAAATCACAAAGCCCTTGCGTTTTTCGAACATAGGTGCTATACTATTCTCATGCAGGCCATTGCCTACTTCAATGGCCCTTGCTAGCCCTCGTTCCCTGTTGTCAGCAGGGGGCGGGGGCGCTTTTGTTGAATCATCTCCGCTCCTGTGCTATAATGCTGGCAGAAGGGAGGTGACACAATGTTGGTAACAACCTTCAAGTCAAATTTGGGAGAATGTCCTCTTTGGGGCGTAGACATTGCCGTTCGTTGTTGGTACATCGAAAAGGAACCCAATGTCTGGAGCTTCCTTCGTGCCGAATGTCCTATCATAGAAAACTCCAAGCGGCCTTTGCATGAACAGGAACAGCAATATAAACTGATGTTTTGCAAGGACAAATTCTCCTGCACCCTTTATACGGGATTCCAGCCCACGATTACATTAGACAAGTAATGGAACAGCTTTTTGCAGATATAAGGAGACTTGTGCAAACCGTTCTGCCTGACGATTTCCGCAACACATTCTCCAATGCTTCTCAGCCTGTCCTCGCCAAGAATACCAATCAGTTCAGCTTCTTCGCCATTCTGTGAACCGGCCATTTCTTTTGCTTTCTCCAAAAGCACAAGCAGCCGGTTCGCTTTTTCGATTGCCGCGTCCAGCTCTGCCATATCAATGTGAATTGCGGCATTGAGCTCAAGCAGTTCCGTGATGTTCACCTCCCCCCGCTCCGCCGCCCCCGGCGGTTTTTTCTATTCTGACGGGTTGACGCGGGAAAACAGGCTGTCCTTATCCATATCAGGGAAAAACCTGTCATTGATACTGCAGACTTCTGGCCATGTAAAAGGCACATCGCCGCACATTTTATTATAGAGTGATTTGCCAGAAATGCCCAAAGCCGAAGCAATTGCACATTTTTTAATCCCACGTTTCGCAATTTCTCCTGAAAGGACTGGGTAAGCTATTTGCATGTCATCACCTCCTGAATCTTCCAACTTTGGAATTTCACGATTTGATTATAGCACCACAAATGGAAACTGTCAATAGTTTCCTCAATAAAAAATTTCCAAACGCGGAAATTTTTTTCTTGACATACACTGTGATTCATATTACAATAGCAGTAATGATTAAGGAGGTGATGAAAGTGTCTTTGGGTGAACAAATCAACAGAATCCGCAAGCAGAAGAAAATCAGCATTGATGAACTTTGTGCGTTATCTGGTATCCCAAAAGGGACTTTAAGCAAGATTACCGCCGGGATTACTACAAATCCTACATTAGATACAGTAAAATCGATTGCAGCTGCTCTTGGCTGCAGTTTGGAGGATTTAAGCGATTCGCCCAAAACGAAAAAGACACACACTCTCTATTCACAAAAAGAAGACCATATGATAAAAAAATACCGCCTCCTTGACGTCTACGACAAACAGCTTGTCGATGATGTTCTGGAAGCGGCATACAACCACACCACCCGCAATATCAGCCCTGAGGACGCGGAGGCCAAGACCTATATCAAGTGCTATGAGCTGCCCGCCGCGGCAGGCACAGGAGAACCCCTGGGCGACACCTACTATACGGACACCATCCAGGTTGAGACCCAGCGCCTGCCCCGCAATGCCCACATGTGCATCCGGGTTCACGGGAACAGCATGGAACCCGCCTATCGGGACGGGGACATTGTGTTTGTGCAGCGGCTGGACGGGGAGAGCGTGCGGGTGGGAGAGATTGGTATTTTCGCCCTGAATGGCGACGGCTACATCAAGCGGCTGGGCCAGGGGGCGCTGGAGTCTCTAAACCCCCAATACAGCCCCATCCCCATCCACGACTATGACGATTTGCGGTGCCAGGGCCGGGTGCTGGGGAAAATTTAAGGAAACGAGGAATAAAAAATGGTTTGTCCCAAGTGCAAGGCACAGATACCTGCAGGGGCCATACAGTGTCCCTCCTGTGGCACAAAATTCAAAAGCAAGCGTTGTCCCCACTGCAATTCTGAAATTTTATTCTCCGCAACGGTATGTCCCCGGTGCCGGAAACCCGTTGGGCAGGCCGCCGGGCAGGCTCAGCAGGCTGCGCCGCCCGCAAAAGAAAGGCAGGGAAGCTTTCGGTGGTGGCGTATTCCCATCTATATTGTAGTATTTGCCATTGGCATGGGGGTTGGCAGCGTATATACCCGGTACTCTATCCTCTCTAACGTCAAGTCCGCTTTCAGCCAGTTCACTTCTTCCTCTTCTACGGAAGATACATCCAGTTCAGCCCCCGCTAACCAGGCTACCCCGCCCCCTACACAGAGTGAATCTTCCGTCCAGTCGGAAACGGCTTCATCTGGCAGCGACAGCGGGAATCTAGGAGATTACAAGGTTTCCATTTTAAGTGCGCGTAAATCTGCCGATCATGAAGGAAAAGCCGCTGTCATCGTCAAGTATCAGTTCACAAATAACAGCGATGAAAACCAGTGCTTTATGGCTACTGTCACAGATAAAGCCTTCCAGAATGGCGTACAGCTAGATAGCGCCCTTATTATAGGCGATGATACATACAGTGCTCTTGATTCCGCAAAAGAAATTCAGCCCAGCGGTACCATAGAAATTGAACAAGCGTACCTTGTTTCAGACACGAATTCCGATATTATCGTTGAAGTTACAGCGTTATTCTCTCTTTCAAAGGATAAAATCACCAAGACTTTCTCTGTTTCTGAATTGCAATAAGTAACGGCGATGTATTGGCAAGAAATATGCCTAAAAATGGAGTGAAGTTTTATGAAATGCCCAAAGTGCGGCGCTAATGTCCCCGACGGGGCCACAAGCTGCGGCAGCTGTGGTATGCCGCTAACCGTTAGCAGGCGCTGCCCGCACTGTAAAGCGCCCCTTCCCCCTATGGCCCGGGTGTGCCCGAAATGCAGCCGGGCCGTTTTGCCGGAACCCGCACCTAAACCAGCCCCGGTCAAAGCAGCGGCACCCAAAAAGGCCGCGCCGCCGGTTCCTCCCAAGCCCACGGCCCCGAAAAAGCCCTTGACAAAGCGCTGGTGGTTCTGGGCGGCCTGTGTGTTGCTGACATTCGGTATCATTGGCAATATAGGAAACAGCCTGTCCGGCGGAACCAGCAAGGGAAAAGGTTCCGGCCGGGCTACGCCTCTGCCAGCAGCCGTAGCTGCAGCAAGCCCTTCCGCAGAGCCTACAGCCAGCCCGGTGTCTACACCGTCCCCAACACCTGCCATAGCCCCAACAGCCACTCCAAGCCCAACGTCTGCGCCGACCCCCAGCCCAACGGCTGTTCCAGAAACGGACAATATCTTTCTCTTAGCGCCTGTCAAAACTGGCTCTGTAATGAACGGCATAAAAACGGAAAAAATCGGAGAATATGCCAGCATTGAAGTAAAAAAAGCAGATGCGAAAAGCGCCTCTGCAAATGATTTTAAGGAATTTGTTGATACCCGTATTCGCGAAAGCGGTTATAACTGGTGGTCTGTCATTTTTGAGGATGGTACAGCGATAGTCTTTCCTGCAAGCCAAGTCATGGCCGCTAATTATGGTGCCGCTGACTATGACGGTACCATTGTAACTGTATACGGAGATATTATCCTGGACACTGACAACGCAAGTTATACCTATCACGGGAGAGCCGATGCGCCAGAAGAATCCATAAACCAGTCAACCACTACCGAAAAACCACAAAGTAACGGTGGCGCCACCAACAACTTCAACACATATGACAACCCAGACCAACAGCAGACCAATGCCAGCTATGTGCTCAATACCAGTCGCATGAAGATTCATTACCCAACTTGCCGCTCTGTAAAAAAGATTGCTCCCAAAAATTATGCCGAGTTTTCAGGCACTGTGGAAGATGCAGAAGGGCAAGGGTATAGCCGTTGTGGAATTTGTTTCTAAAAAAACCGCCCGCCCCAACTCCGGGGCGGGCTTTTGATAAGGAGGTAAACCCATGCGCGTCTTTCTCTATGTCCGGGTCTCCACCGAGGAGCAGGCCATTCACGGGCTGTCCATAGAGGCGCAGACCACTGCCCTGACCCGCTGGGCTGCGCAGAACGGCCACCAGGTTGTGGGGGTGTACACCGACGCGGGCATCTCGGCCCGCAAGCCCGCCTCTAAGCGCCCAGAGCTGCAAAGGCTGCTGGAGGATGTGCAGGCCGGAGCGGGAGAGCTGATTGTCTTTACCAAGCTGGACCGCTGGTTCCGCAGCATTGCCGAGTACTACAAGGTCCAGGAGATTCTGGAAAAACATCATGTAAATTGGAGGACCATTCAAGAGGACTATGACACCGCCACGGCCTCTGGGCGGCTCAAGGTGAACATCATGCTCAGCGTGGCCCAGGACGAGGCCGACCGCACCGGAGAGCGCATCAAGTTTATCCTGCAGGACAAGGTGCAGCGCGGAGAGGTCATCAGCGGCAAAGTGCCCCTGGGCTATAGGATTGAAAACAAGAAGATGGCTATTGACCCACAAACCGCCCCTATCGCCCAGGATATTTTCCGGCAATACATTGCCATACGCTCCATACGCGCCCTGCGGGAGTATGTGATGCGCACCTATGGGCGGGTGTATGGCCACAGCGGTCTGCGTTTACTGCTGACCAACCAGCGCTACATCGGCCGCGCTCATGGGCAGGACGATTTCTGCCCCGCCCTGATTGACCCGGACCAATTCGAGCTGTGCCAGCAGATCATCAAGGACCGGGGACAGCGGAATAGCGTTAAAAGCCGCCAGGTCTACCTGTTCACCGGCCTGGTGCGGTGCGCGGAATGTGGAAACCGGCTGAGCGCCCACGTGGTGGGCAAAAAGTACATCTACTACCGCTGCACCCGGTACGAAAAGCTGCACCAATGCACCCACAAAAAAAGGACCAGCGAGATGGTCCTGGAAAAATGGCTGCTGGAAAACCTGGTGTCCAGTTATGAAGCCCAAAACATGCAGATGCAGCAAAAGCGGCAGGAGCAGCCATGGGTTGACGAAGAGAAGATCCGGCGGAGAATGGAAAAGCTGAAGGACCTGTATCTGAACGACCTGATCGACCGGGACGCCTACGCACAGGAGTACACCGCCCTGCGGGACCAGCTGCGCCAAGCCCGCGCACCAGAGGCAAGCCAAAGCAAGCCCATCAACACCCGGGAGATTGAAACCGTGCTGCTGCTGTACAAATTCCTTTCCCGCAGCGAACAAAAAGAGCTGTGGGGCCGGGTGATTGGAGAAATCACCATCACCAACGACGACCAATTTTCTGTATCCCCATTTCGCCATAGGTAGGGCAGCACACGGGCTACCCCCCCTATGGCGAAATCCCCCGCCTGTCTTGCGACAGGCAGGGGATTCCTCTACAGATTCATAATTTTTCGCATAACGCTGCGATAGACCCGGGGCTTTACCACCTGCAGGGTTTCCATCAGCTCGTCCATCACGGCCCAGGCTGCGGCGCTGTCCTTGCCGGGAAGGGCCTGCAGGAACTCGCTGTCCCCGTACTGGCCCAATGGCTTCGGGGCAGCAGCCTGGGAATAGCCGCCAGCCGCTTTGGCCGTTCTGTCCAGCCCGCCCATATGCTCCCGGACCGTATACAGGGCAGACAGCAGCATGTAGCCGGTTTTAGAGCTCTCCTGCCCCTCCAATTCGGCAATGGCCCATTCCACTTCTTTTAGATTTGGCAAGGCCATACAAGTCACCCCCGTCAGGCGTTTTCCAGCTGGCGCATAAAGCGCTTGATGTCCTCCCTATCCCGCTCGTCCGCGGCATCCAGAGCCATTTCCAAGTGTTCCAGCATTTCACTGCGCCCATCGCCGCGGGAATAGCCGCTGTCCCGGCCAAAGCGGCCCTTGCCGCCCCGGGGTTCCTGGCCGCCGTTTCGGCTGTAATGGCCCCGGACCCAATGCTTGCCACGGTTTGCGTAACTGCTGCCCCCGTCATACGCGCCAGTCTGGCTATAGCCCTCCTCTTCCTCCAGCATACAGATCTTGTCTATATTCTTGATGGTATCCGTAAGCTTGTGGGCCAGTTCCAAATCCCCGGGGCCAATTTGGGGCTTGCGTTCAATCTCCTCCAGCTCTTCCCAAAGTTTTCCTTTCAGTTTTTCCATGATGCTCTCTCCTTTCACGCAACCCTGTCAACCATGATGTTGACATTCTGCGCCGTAATGGCTTGGGTGCTGGTGTTTTTTAAGGCGATGTTCACGCAGCACCCTTTTGGCACGTCAATCATCGCCTCTGCGTGTACATGGAACAGGTCGCCCACCGCCCCAGGGGTGACAATGGCCGTGGCGCTGTTCAGCGGTTCCCCGGCAATCGCCAGAGAAACAGAAACAGGCCCAGCCGTTCCTCCGGCGGCAACGGCAATGTTGCCGTCTGCGCTGACCCGGTAGCGGGCCCGGCACTGGTTGGTAATACCCCGCAGGGTAATAAGGCCGCTGCCGTCCCGGTGGCAGATATAGCCCCGGTTACAGGCCACCGGGGTTTCTGTCAGCATGATATTCTGACCAGCGGCCACAGTCTGCGGTGCGTTGGCAGTGTATTCAGGCATGGTATTCATCCTTTCTAAACGTGGTCGAAACCGACCCAATAAAATACTAGCGGCAAGGGCGCCATACCCCTGCCGCTTTCTCATACAATATCGGCAGAGTACATCTACTCCAGGGGCCGAACATCTAAGGCAAAGCTTAGAAGTTGATTTTTAGGTTTTAGCAGCTGGCGCAGGTACCGCAGCCGTTCCCCCAGCCGCCGTTAAAGGCGCCGCAGCAGTTGGTGGGGAAGCTAACCGTTGTGGGCGGCTGCACGATGTACGCTGCGGTGGGGCAGTCATGCCCGGACCGGCGCAGAATCTCCGCCTTATTGGCCTCCATGGCAGCCGTGAGTGCGGCATTCTGGGCAGACTGAGAGGCGGACAGCTCCAGCCCAAAAATGCGCTGGTTCTGGGCGGCAATCTGCGCGTCCTTTGCGGCCAGTTCCTGCTGGCACATCTTGTCCAGAATGGCCCTAAAGCCGCTGTTCTGGCTGTCAATGATGTCCCGGGTGCTGTTAAGGATGGTATTGCGGGTGGCGCAATCCTCCTGGGCAATGGTAAACTTCACGCCGTCAATAGAGCGCTGGGTCTCGCAGCAACAGTCCTTCTGCTGATAGCCCAGGGTGTTCAGCTGCTGCATAAGCGCCGCCTGCTGGTTACAGCGGGAAAGTTCCGCCTGGGAGAAGCCCTGCATCATGTTCATGCCCAGGCCGTTGATGGCGTTGTTAAGCGCATAGGTGCTGTCACAAATGCCCTGCTGCACCCCGCGCACAGCGCTTTCCAGGCCGTTAAAGTTGAACTCGCTGCACAGGTCCGCCCGGGTTAGGGCGCCGTTGGCAGCAGCCACAAGGCCGCCGTTCCCCCAGCCGCCCATGCCGCCGCCCCACATACCGCCGCCGAACATCATGGGGAACAGGAACAGCATGATCAAGGCGATCAGCCATTCGCCGCCAAAACCGCCCCAGCCGTTATTCCCGCCGTTGCCGTCATTCCGGCCTGTTACCGCTGCAATATCCGCAGCAGACAGGCCGTTTTCATTGTTAAAAGACATGGTTTTTCTCCTTTTAGTCTGTATTTACATTTGCCTGGCCAGACAAGAATGTACTATTTCAGCACGCCCATCATCTTTTGGGCAATGCTCTCCGCCACGCCCCGCAGCTGGTTGTACTGCTGCTGGGACATTTCCCCGCTGTTCAGCTTGCCTTGCAGGGATTCAATGGGATTTCCCTGGAACCTCTGCATATACTGCAGCAGGCTGGGGGCCATGTTCCGCTGGCCGCCGGGGGCCTGTCCGCCGCCCAGGGCCTTAAATAAAGGGTTAGCCATTTTCCGTATCCTCCTTCGGTTTGGGGGCCCTTGCAGGCCGTTTCAGCCGTTCGGCTAAAATGCTTTCCAGTTCTTCCCGGGTAATGTACGCGCTCAAATCAATGTCTTGGGCTGGCGCCTGCGCTGGCGGCCCGCCCCGCTCGGTATAGTCCAGCACCCGCATAGAGGGCAGCCCGGACATATCCGCTGATTTTATATAGATCGTCTGGTTCTCGCTGTCCCACAGGGACACTACCCCGCCGGGCGCTACCGGGTAGGCTTTGGCCCCGGCCTCGCCCTGCACCCAGATAATGCCGCCTGCCTGGCCCTGCTGCGGGGCGGCCGGCTGGGGCTGCACAAGCATGGGCTGCTGCATTTGGGCCTGCCGCAGCTGGGCCAGCTGGTCCGGCACCCCCGGGGCATACCCGCCCGGCTGATAGCCTCCCATTGGGTAGCTGCCTATGGGATAAGGGTTATATGCCATTTACTTCTCCATCCTTTCCCAGTAATATAAAGGGATCTCCATGCCGCTGTCCCATGTGTCGTACCAATCGCCCCCCTGCACGCATATCACATGGCCGCGCAGCGCCAAAATATAGGTGCCGCTGGGATGGTCCCCTGCAAAGTCAGAGACCGTGTAGCAGTCCGGGCAGCTTTCGGGTAAAATATGCCGGGAAAATCCCTTTTCCCGGAGGTAAGCCCCCCACACATGGTTGGCGCTGGGCATATCACACAGCAAGAACCCCTGCAGACAAAGGCCCGCAAAGGTTTCTTCCCAACTCTGCCCCAGGGCCTTAGACACAGCCCGCACTGTGCAGTCCCCCACGCTTTTGCGCTGGGGGTTGGGGTTATGCCTGGCATAACTCATAGTGCCTTTTTACACAGCCCGCAGTGGGGGCAGCAGGTTTCCCGGCCGCAGGGCCGTTTTTCTTTAGCCGTATTTTGAATTTGATGGTTCGGTTTCATATTCAGCAGCCTCCATACAAACAACAGGAGGACAGAGAAACCGCATTGCAGCTTGGCCAGGGCTTTTGCCCAGCCTGTCCCCTTGTCCTCCCTCTGGCCCTATTATCGCACAAAAAAAGGGAGGAAACCTATCGGTTTTCTCTCCCTTTTCTGTCATAAATCTGTCACATTACTTTATAGATCTTCTTTTTTATGTTCTTGATCCTCCTGTTCAGCGTGGGTTCCGAAATACTAAGCCTTTGCTGAATTTCTACCAGGTGGTGTCCCTTTACCCGCATATCAAAAATCGCCCGCTCTTCCTCGGTGAAGTTGCACTGCTGCCGGAAAAAGGCACATTCCGGCTCGGTAAACTCTGTTTTCAGATTCAACCGACCACCCGCCTTATTTCCGCCTAACGCGCGTCCCCTTGCTCTTGCCCTTTTTCCTCTTCCGGACTGCTACTTTCGCCATTATTATAAATACCTCCCTGATTGTCGCCCTGCACATAATTGGCATTTCCGCCGCCCTCGCCTGTGTCCACCACTACGGTATCAAACTGGCTCCACATATGGATATGGTACCATGCCTGTATACCCATTGCCACAACCAGGGCTACAATGATTGCGCAAAGCCACACAATAACCGTTTCTTTAAACTGGTTCGCCCTCTTGAGTTCCCGGTACATCTCAGACGCCAGGCTCTCCGGAGTGCCTATGTCAATTTTCTCTGTTCCTTCCATTTTCTTTTTCATTGCTCTACGCACATCCTTCCTTTCCTTAAAGAATACCACAACCCGGCCGGGCCGTCAATTACCCCATGCCCATTTTCGCCATAAAATACACGGCCAGGCCAGACGCCACCGCGCCAACCAGCGCCCCCACCACAGTCTCCCAGCGCCGTCCTGGCTTTTGCTCCAGGTCTCCCACCTTCCGGGCCAGTTCGTCCAGCTTTTGTATAATGGAATCATACTGCACCTTGATTACCGCGCTGGCGGTCTCCAGGGCGTTCAGCCTGCCGTATATCTCCCGGTGGCTCTCCCCGTTCTGGGCCTGGTACTCGTCCAGCTGCTCCTCCAGGCGGCTCACCTTGTCCGCAATGGGGCAGCTCTTCCCGCATGGACCCTCCATCGGTCAATCCTCCTTGGGCCAGGAGTAGGCGCGGGCCTGCCTGCTGTCCGAGGGGCCTGCCGTGGTGGGGTCGTTGACCACCCCCAGAATGGCCAGCACCCCAAACAGCCCGTTGACAATGGCCGTCAGCTGCTGGTCCAGCACAGCAAAGTCCCACTGGTAGCCAAAGGGCGCGGCCACTGCCTGCACCAGCAGCAGCACCGCCGGCACCAGCGCCAGCCAGAAATGCAGATTGCGCACACGGACTTTCCAGTTGATTTTCATAGAATCCCTCCTCTGTGTCGTGCCCGGACCCCCGGCAGTTCAGGGGCCCCGGCAAAGATATAGGCTGCCAGCCTGCCCTGGACCGCCGGAATATCCGGCAGGCCTCTTGGCAGCTGTTCCGCCAGGCGGGGATATTCCGGGGGAACCGGTCCCCCGCTGCACAGCAGCCAGGCATTTTCCGGCTGGGGGTGATGGCGCGCTGTACACAGGTCCCCCACCGCCGCGCCCGCCCCTGCGGTAACAATGGCCTGGTCCAGCTCAGCCACAGCCTTGCCCGCCTTGTCAATCAGCGCCTGGGCTTGGCCCAAAATGCGGGCCACTTCCCCCTCCAGCCCCCCGCTGACAAACCCGTAAGCCCGGAGCCCATCCTCCGTAAGCCCGGCCACAGCGGGCAGCAGGGGCCGCAAATCTGTGAGATCCCCTGGCAATAAGCTGGTAACACCCCGCTTTACCTTTAGGCTGTAAAGGGGCAGACAGCCTTCCCCCGCCTCTTCCGGCCCGGTGTTTTCCAGCAGTTCCAGGCATACCCGGCGGCCAGGGCTGTCCAGCCGAAGGGCCAGCAGGTCCACCCGGTCGCTGTGCCCATAGGCCGGGGCAGCGGGCAAAGAGAGAGGCTCCTCGTTTTTAAGCCAATAGCCCCCCAGCAGCCCAAATCCGCTGGAGACAACCACCTCCATGCCCTCCACTCCCGCGGCAAACCGCCCGCCCCAGGGGGCCACCCCGTCCCCAAACAGGGCCCCAAAAGCCTCCGCAAACTGGCCGGAGGTATACAGCCTGCCGCTTTCTCCCAAAGCAAAGCCATAGTCCAGGGCCATTAAACCACCCCGCCTTCCACTTCCTTGGCCTTGATGTACGCAGGCACCCCGTCGCTGGCCAGACTGGGCAGCCAGGCCCCGTCGTTGGCGTATTGGAAGAGAGGCGCTAGGTCCAGGACACCCAGCCTGCCTTGATTCTGGGTGTCCTGACCAGAGAGGAAGAGCAGCCCCCGGTCTTCGTCCACCTCTGCCGAGCCAAAGCGGCTGATAACCCCCAGCGTCTCCTGGGTATCCAAATATCCCCAGCTCCCCGCCTGCTCCGGCGTGGAGCTGAAAGCAACGCCCGTGCCCAAAAATACAAACCACAGGTCCTGGCTGGCGCAGTAAACCACAGAATCCGGAAAAACCTGGGCGCGGCTGGGCAGGGATAGGGCGGGCTGGGGGTCCTCTGGGGAGAAAAGGGTCATGGGGTTGTAGGTACCAGCCCGGACCACCAGGCTCTTGTCCCGCACAAAGCAACGGTAAAGGTACCGGTTGTTTCCTGCCACGCAGGTGGTGGCTACCATATCGTCATCATAAACCTTAACCAGTCTTTGGATGGACTGCGTTGCATCAAAGAGATGGTTGGGGTAAGAAGTCAGTTGAAAGAAACTGTAAGATACGCCCGCATTTTCCCTTGTCGTCTGAAAGGCCACCAGCTCATTGGCGTTTTTGTGGGAAAACCGGAAGTTGTTTTTGGCCATGCCGATGTAACCAGGTATGCTATCCGATCCACCCTTGTCATTGGGGGAATAGGAAAGGATGGCGGCAGATTCGAAGGATCCCTTTTTCCACATAATGTAATAAATATTATTTATAGGGCGATCTTCTATACTTACACGGATTGTATAGTAATGGTGTCCCAGACACAGAAAGAAGGTGTCCTGCATACCTCCCGCCTCTCCCCAGTCGTGCTGCGTCATGCAGATTTCCGGGATACAGTATTCCTCTGGCAAGTCTGGCTTGTTGGATGAAAGATCCGCCAAGTAGCGGATGATCTTCTCCCGCAGGGGCAGTTCTGTCATGGCAAGGCTGGTTTCCTCTCCTGTAAATCCCGCTGCTTCCAGGGTAACCACTGTCTTGCTGGCCCCCTGAATCTGGGTCAAAAACAGAGATCCCCCGGTGATGGAAAGCCAGATTCCGTTGGCCGTGGAACCGTTCAGGCTTTCGGTTCCGGTTACCGGGATGGCGGAAACCTTTTTGGCTGCCGGGTCATACTTGTAAAGAGCGCCATTCGTTAAGGAGAAAATCCAGTGAGCCCCGCCATAGACCACGCCGTTGGTTACGCCGCTGCCTACTGTGCCCCCATAGGCCTCCCAAAACCCCTCCGCTCCTGGCGTCAGCTTGCCCAGCGCCTGCACCAGCTCGGGGTATTGGGTTTCGCTGATAAAGGAGCCGTCGCAGCGCAGCCAGCCGGGCTCTATAGACTGGCTGGCCGTAAACTTCACGGTGCCCACAGGGGGCGGGGCCAGCTTTTCCACCTGGGCGGCCACTTCCCCAATCTTCTGGTCCAGCCGCTGCCCCTGGGCCGCTATATCCGCCTCGGCTTGGGCCAGCCGCTCCTCCACCTGGTTGTCTATATAGTCCACCGCATAGGCCACTTTGGCGGCCAGGCTGCCCACCCCGTCTATCACCCCGCAAAGAGAGGCGTCAGCACGGGTGTCTGTCACCGCAGCGCTGTCCCGGTCTATGCAGGCCAGCACCAGGCTGCCCGCAGGCCAGGGGGCCGATTGCTCCTGATAGCCCAGGACGATCATCCGGCGGGCCATGTCCAGCCGGGCCAGTATGGCATAGCTGCCGGTCTGGGGCAGGTCAATGGTGTACAGGCCGTCGTTTTTCAGCCAGAACCCCTCTATAAACAGGTAGCCCGGCGCAACCACCGCCGCGCCCTTTTGCAGGCTGGCCTTCATGCTGTCCGGGTTCTGGTACACGCACACCCCAGAGCCCACCAGGGCGCCAAAGTATCCGGTAAAATCCCCCGCGTTGTACTCCCGGTCATAGGCCCCGGTCTCTTCCAGCACCTGGGCGTCAAAGTCAAAAAATCCATCGTAAACCGCCATCTACTTGTCCTCCTTGCGGCGCAGTTTTTCATAAAGACTGGGCTGGCCAAAGCCCAGTGTCAGGGACATGCCCTGTTCTCCCCGGCTGATGAACCGCTGGGCCCCTGTCACCACCGCGCTGGCTGTCACGCCCAGGCGCTGGTCTGTCACGGTGATGGTGTCCCCCAGAAAGAAGTCCCGCCCATATTGGTACGTGGGATTCACCATGCGCACGGTCACGCTGAAGCTGCGGGAGGGCCTGTGCTCCGCCAGCTTTTCCCGGCCCCGGTTGGCCAGCACAGCGGCATACTCCTCTGCAGAGAGCTGGTCCTCCCCCTGGCCCCTCTGCAGGTCCCGGGCGTCCACCCAAAGCTCCCGCCGGGAAAATCCAGCGGCTGCCTGCTTTTGCATAGTCCATCCTCCTTATACAGCCGGGCCAGGGGTAAAATTTCCTGTCCCCTTGTTGGCATAGAACATTTTTGAAACTTTATCGTACAAGCCCACCGCCCCGTTTGGATCTTTGCATGGCACAAAATCTCGTACCAACAAACTATTTTCATATATTGTACACGAGTATAGCCTAATCGCACTATAATCTAGTGCCGCCCCATCTCCATTCGATGAAAACAAATAGATACTAGGGTTATCCGATAATGGGGCCGACGGTGTGTAAGCGGTTGCTTTATTGTCATATATAACTTGATTTTCTATACTATCAAAGCATATTGAGTGCCTGCCAACCGTTAAAGTGTAATCCAGTATACTTCCCTCAATCAGAAATCTCAGTTTCCGACTGCTGGATACAGTCGTCATGATGGCCCGAAATTGCAGGTACTTGCTTCCTTCCTTTTTGAAGCATCCAAAAAGGGATTTTGTTTCAGAAGAAAGCGTTGACACATAATAGTCGAAATATAATTTTGTGTTTGTCGTAGCGTTTATACCCGTATCTATATACTGAGTTCCACTTGATAGAATATACTGCAGTTCCGTATACCCAAAGGGGAGCGATCCAAAAAGCTGGATGGACGCCGCGTACCCATCCGCAACATCCACTTCGGCGGTGCCTTTCTCCCCCTCCAGCTCCGCCGTTACCTCCCATATACCGGGGGCCGGCAATGTCAGGGTCACGCTACCAGCAGCGTCCGCCGTACCGGTCACGGTATGTCCACCGTTTATAGCCGTTACTGTCGCGTCGGGTTCCACTGTCACTATAAGGGGCACTGCAAAAGTGCAGGAGCTGCTCCCGCCTGTAGGCAATGCCAATATCCTGTCTGCAAAACTGCTGGCCGGAATAGGCCCCGTGCTGCCCTCCTTTTGGCGTATGGCCTCGGCAATGGCCCGCAGGTTTGTCTCCTGTGTACTCAATAGCTCGCCTCCCAGCTGTCTAAAACCGCGGCCTGAATGGCCCTGTCCACATAGGTTTGGGTGCTGATGGCCGCGCCGTTGAGCAGAATATTGTCCCCGCTGTCCGCCAGCAGCCGTATCCCGTTTTTGGCCCGCAGCTCCAGCACCCGGTTGGCGCTGTTGGCAATATAGGCAAAGTTCTCCTTGCCAAAGTTGATCTGCAGGCCATAGTCCCCTGCCCCCTGCAGCCGGAGATTGCCGGAGAGGGTGCCGCCTGTCAGGGGCAAAGCGCCCTCTCCGGCTCCTCCCCCAGCAGGGGGATCCACCCACTGGGCGTCATAGTCCCCGGCGGTCCTTTTGGCCAGCACCTGCCCGGCCCCGCCCCCTGGGGGCACACCTTGCCCAATCGGCCCTTGCGGTCCGCGCTCCCCCTGGGGCCCCTGTTCCCCTTTTGGCCCTTGCGGGCCGGGATCTCCCTTTGGCCCTTCTGGCCCCTCCGGGCCTGCCGGGCCAGGCGTACCGCTTACCTCCCCATTGAGTACCATGCCTACCGCCTGGTCAATCTGGGGCCCGGTGTAGGCGCTAATATACCGCCCGTCGCCAGAAACCGCGCTGTATACCGTTAAGCTTTGGCTGTCCGCGGTGATCAGGGCCCCGGTACCGCCCAGGGGCACAAAATCAGCTGCCTCCGGCTGGCCCGCCTCCCCTTCTACCGTCACGTATACCCGGCCGGAGCCTTCCCCCTCTCCGGCCACCAGGGCCACATTGCCCTCTTCCCCGGCATTGTAGAAGTATTCGGAGCTGAGCACATCGTCCAGCTCGGTGGAAAAGAACACGGGCTCCTGTTCCTCCTGGCCCACTGTGCGGTCCACCCCTGGGCGGGTCCAAAACTCCATTTGGGCTGTTTGCGGCACAAAGCGCACCCCAAAGGCCACGCCCCCGGCCTCGCCCAGCTCTTCCAGGGCCTCCAGCAGGCTGCCCCCTGTCTTCTGCTTGCGCACAGAGGGGGCCGGGGCCAGGGGACTGTCTTCCAGCGCCAGCCCGGGAATCCGCCGGGCCTCTGGGTCCCCCCGGGTGGGACGAACGGCGCAGTCCTCTGCCAAAGCCCGCATCATGGCCTGGGGAGACCCCGCCATATCGTAGCGGCCCCAGAGAATACGCCAGTCCAAAATACCTGTCAGGCTGCGTCCCTTCACGGTCATGTAGGGCCCGGCCCTGTCGGCCCGCTCCTCCAGGCACTCAATCACGCCCGCCGAATCCTCCAGAAACCAAATCACATGGTCCGGCGCAAGGAGCTCCCGGGTCTGGGGGGTGATGGCGCAGTCCAGGGTAAAGGTACCCGCCGTAAAGGCCCGCTCTGTAAAGGTGGCCGAACGGTAGGATTCCAATATTCCCAGCAGCTCCAGCTCTGGGCTGTACACCTCCATTTTCCAATCGTCCACTTGCTGCACCTCCTGCTTGCCTTTTGTATAAATCTATCGTATAATGAAACTATAAAAAGGACGGCTGCCGCCAAATCATGAAACGGAGTGATTGTATGGAATACCACATTGACTTGAAATGGGACGAATCCGCTGCTGTCTGGGTGGCCACCAGCCAGGACATTCCCGGCCTGGTGCTGGAATCCGGCTCTTTTGACGCCCTGGTCGAGCGGGTGCGCTTTGCGGTGCCAGAGCTGCTGGACCTGAACCGCAGCCCAAAGCCCGCTGTACTCTCCTTCTCCTCCCAACGCCGGGAAAGGATTTTAGCTTAGGGCTTGTTTGAAAAATCGCAAATACCGTCTTTTTGTTCAAAGCAAGAGCTTTCTGTGTTGGAAATCCTCGAAATACGGAAAGTATTTCTTGCGGTTTCCGCCTTGAAATCTCTTGTTTTGATTCAAAAATCCGGCACTTTCTCTATTTTCAATCAAGCCCTAATGGCAGAATACGAGAAGCGTGTGCGGGAGCTGCTTTTGCAAAATGGCTGCACCTTTCTGCGCCGAGGCAAGGGCGACCATGATATTTGGTACAGCCCCATCACCCAAAGGCATGTGACCGTGGATGGGAAAATCCGGTCCCGGCACACAGCCAACGGGGTTTTAAAGCAGTGCGGCATTGACTTTAAGTTTTAAAGCGCCTACTGCACCTCCATATACAAGGGCGTAAACGCCACGGTAACCGACATGGAGGCCCGCTGCACCAGGTCTTTGCACCCCAAAGCCAGCAGGTTCCGGCCCGGCGCCAGCTTCACCCAGTGATTGCGGAAATCCCGGTACTTCATCAGGTTCTGCCTCTCCCCGCTTTCCGTAAGCAGGGTGATGGCTTTTCTGCCCGGAAACGTGCAAATCTCCAGCCGTTCCCCCCGGGAGAAGACCCGGTTTACCCGGTCCGATTTCTCTGTGGTCAGGTTCAAGATCTGGGGGCTGTCCACTGTACCTGCAAAGCTGAACCGGGCCAGAATACCGGTTTCAAAGCCCCCGGGGTTATTGGCCTCCACGGTATAGGTGCGGTTCTGGGTGCCAAACACCAGCGGGGCCTTGCGCCCCCACCCGGTTGGAAAGCGGAACAGCTTGCCTGTCGCGTCAAAAGAGACAAGGGTGTCCGCCTGGTCTGAAAACAGGGGGTAGGCGCAGGTCGCCTGAATCATGAACTTTCGTTTATAGGGGTTGTTTTCCCCAAGATTAGGGGCATAGCAAATGGAGCTGTCCGGGCGGAAACGGATCTTCTTTCCATATACCTCCAGTTCGTAGTCCTCGGCCGGAGAAATAAAGGCGTTCAGAAAATCGCAGCGGGTCCGCAGGTCATGGGTGCCAGCGTCCAGCACCCAGCCGGTGATGCTTAAAGCCCGTTTGCCAATGGCGGTAGAGATGATGTCCTCCCCCACCTGGTCCGGAAAGCTGTAGGTCTGGTGCTCTCCTGTAACCTGCCCGGTGTCCACCGCCCCCAGCCAATAGCCCCGCCAGTCGCCCTCTCTCATGGTCACACTGCCCCGGCCCTGCAGGGAGGTTATGGTAATCTCGTGAATCATAGCAGCCTTCCTCCTCCCACTCTAGTAGGCCATCGCCATACGCTGTACGGTCTTTTCCCACACATGGGCAGCTTGTACCCCGTCTACCGTTTCCGGCGAGTTGATGATCACCGTCATAGAGGGCCGCCCGCCTGCCAAAGATCCACCCATTTCCTGGCCGCCACTGCCCTGCCAGGGGAAGTTTACTGTCCGCGGGGCAAAGTCCATGTCGGCCTGCCCAAAGTCTAAACCTTTTACAATAGATCGCTTTACATCACTAAACTCATCGCCCCACCCCTCTGCAATACCAAGTGCCATGTTCTCGCCCATGCTGGCAAACACCTTGGATGGTGAGTGAATACCCAGTGCGGCGCGAGCTGCATTGGCAATGCTGTACATTAAGTTGGCCACTCGACTTTGCAGATAACGGATTCCGGCCTCCATACTTCCAACAAGGGACTGCATGGCATTTGTACCAATAGCAGAAAACATACCAGACAGCCCAGAAAAAGCCATCTGCATAACTGTAACCGTTTTTACCATCTGTGCGTTAATATTTTGAATTGCCCCACCCAAAGCATTGCTAAGAGAATCCATGATTTTTTGCCCAATTTCTGCAAACATCTGGGCTGTAGTGGCAAAAGCGGCTTGCATAGTTTCTACTGTCTTCAGCATCTGTTGGTCAACTGCTCCAAGGCCCCCATCTGCGCCGTTTTCCAAACCGGCCATCATATTTCCACCAATTTCTGCGAATACTGTGGAGGGAGAATGAATGCCAAGCCAGCCTTTTACCGTGTTGACAATTCCACCTACCTTTTCTCCAAGCCAGTTTGTAAAATTACCCCAAGCACCAGAAATGCCGTCCCAAATACCTTGAACAATGTTTCCACCAATTTCCCAAAATGCATCCCACACATTGGCAAAAACATTTTGAATATCTTCCCATATACCAGAGAAGAAATCTGTTACACTGTCCCATGCCTTGGTAATAGCGTTCCAAGCATTGGTAAACAAGTTGCCAAACCACTCTGCCGCGACTTGGAAAATGCCTGTAATCCCCTCCCAAATCCCTTGGAAGAACCCAGAGGCCGCGTCCCACGCACGGGTGACAGCCTCCCAGGCTGCGGAGAAGAACCCGCCCAGCACTTCCGCCACCACAGAAAATACCTGCTGTATGCCCTGCCATATGCCCTGGAAGAAGCCCACTGCCGCATCCCAGGCCGACTGAACCGCCTGCCAGGCTGCTGTGAAGAACCCGGAAACTGCCTCCATCGCATTGGAAAACACACGGCGGATCCCCTCGGCTATTGCAGAGAAAAAGCCCGCAACCGCGTCCCAAACAGACTGGATTGCCCCCCAGGCCTGGGAGAAGATCTCGCCAAACCATTGGGCCGCGTCCTGGAAAGCGCCTGTAATGCCCTGCCATATGCCCTGGAAAAAGGCCACCACCCCGTCCCAGGCCGCTTTTATGCCGTTCCAGGCAGCGGTGAACACGTCGGCAAACCACTGCCCCACATTCTGGAACACCTTGACAATGCCGTCCCAAACGCTCTGGAAGAAATCCACGATCCCCTCCCAAGCCGCCTGGATAGCCACTGCCGCCTGTTGGAAAAAGGCAACAATCGCGTCCCATATAGCTATCACAGCTTCTCGGAACTCCTCGCAGTTGTTCCACAGCCATATGAGGGCCCCCACAATAGCCGTAATAACTGTGATTATCGGGTGCGCTGTAATCAGTGAGAACAGGCTTGAAATACCGCCCATCAGCGTTTTGCCAATGCCCAGCACTTTCCCAATGCCGTCTCCACCAGTCACAAAGTTTATCACCTTGCCAATTATGCCGCCAATGCTGCCAATCTTGTCAATGATACTAAGGATGTGGGGCAGCAGCAGGCCAATCGCCCCCACAAACGCCGGGGTTGAGCTGGAAATGCCTTCTATCAGCTTGCCGATAATCTCACCACCCACAGCGGCGATCAGCGGCCAGTTTTCCACAAACGCGTTGGCCAGCGCCTCCAAGAGGACTATAGCCCCGTCCATGATATCCGGGGCGTTCTCTCCAATGGCAAGGGCAATGCTGCGCACCGTATTAGAGGCCATTTCCCCAATTTTTTCCTTGTTCTCTACCAGTCCACGGCCTATTGCCCCTAAAATGTCTATACCCACTGTAAACAGGGTTTCGTGGTAGGTCAAAAACGCCTCCACAATCAGCGGAATAAATGCGCCGATATGCTCAGAAATCACACTCCCGGCTTGGGCAAATCCTTGAAAAATCGTGCGCACAAGGTTTAGGCCAAAGGATATCATTTCATCCGCATGGGAAGATATAAAACCATCCAGCCCTTCCACCAATATGCCGATCATTTCCTGAGCGGACAAGATGATATTGTTTCGTGCGTTCAGAATCCCTTCCGCAAGGGATTCAACAAATTTAAAGCTGACCTCAACAAACCGCGGTGCCTCTTTAGCAAGAATAGCAACCGCATTTGTTGCTACACTGGTAAGCGCCGAGAAAAAGCCGTCCATTCCACCCGCCTGGAACCCGGAGGTTAGCTGCTCCATTGCCTTGGTACCAAATTGGGCAAAACCACGCAGGGTAGGGGTAAGCGCGTCAGAAATGGTGATCTGCAAGGTTTCCACATTGCTTTTAAACTTCTGTATATCCCCTGCCAGGTTGTCCATCATGGTATCGGCCATTTTCCTGGCTGCGCCGTCGCATTCCTCTAAAGCGCCAGTAAGTTTCGCCACCTCTTCAGGTGCGGCGTTCACAATGGCCAGCAGGCCGGACATGGCCTCCTGTCCACCTAACATGGAAGCGTAACTGGTTTTTTCCTCTTCTGTAAGGCCAGAAAAAGCCGTCCGCAGGTCGCCTATCACATCTCCCAGGGATTTCATGCTGCCGTCGCTGTTCGTGACAGATATCCCCAATGCGTCCATTGCGGTTCCAGATTCTTTAGTAGGCTTAACCAGCCTGGTTAAAACAGACCGCAGGCTTGTGCCCGCTTGCGATCCCTTGATACCACTATTGGCCATTAGCCCTATTGCCAACGCGGTATCTTCCGCAGAGTACCCCATAGCGCCCGCCAAAGGCGCTACATACTTAAAAGTTTCCCCCATCATGCCCACGTTGGTGTTTGCATTGCTGGACGCAGCGGCTAGTACGTCTGCGAAATGGCCACTGTCGCTGGCAGTCAATCCAAAAGCCGTAAGCGCGTCAGTGACAATATCCGAGGTAGAGGCCAAATCCTCGCCAGAAGCCGCCGCCAGGTCCATAATGCCCGCAATGCCGTTAAGCATATCCTGGTCTTTCCAACCGGCCATTGCCATGTAGTTCATAGCCTCTGCGGCCTCTGTGGCGCTAAACTTGGTCTTAGCGCCCATTTCCATGGCTTTACTCCGCAGGGCGTCAAAACTGCCTCCAGTAGCCCCGGAAATGGCCGAAACCTGGGACATAGCGGCATCAAAACTCATACCAGCCTTTACAGCCGAGCCGCCAAACCCCGCTACAGCGGTAGAGGCCACCCCGAACGCCTGTGCGCCTTTTACCATATAACTGCCAGCGGTTTTTCCCACTCCTTCAATCTGTTTAAACCCCTCCACCGCGGGGGAAAACATCCCCTTGGTGCTGGCAAGGGAGGACTGCAGCCCCGAGGCAAACCCCTTTAGCTTGCCGGACGCTTTCTCCAGCCCGGTTTCATATTCACTTGTATCCAGGCTGATCTTGGCAAACAGGTCAAATACGTCCAAGCGGGGCGCCTCCTTTTTTAGCCCCGCTTGGCTCTTCCCGGCAAACGTTTACACCGTGGCTAGTTTCTCTTTTATGTTGGCAATAATTTCCTCTGGCGTGCGCTGTTCCTCTTTGGCAGGGCCCTGCCCGGCCTGCATCCCCTCCGCCCACCGGCGGGGTATAGCCTTCCCCACCTTCCCATTCGAAAGCCCCGCGGCAATGCTGCCGGTGTTCTCGGCAATGGCCTGCAAAGCATCCGTAATATAGGTGCGGTAGAACAGGTCTTCCCTTTCCCGCTGGATAGCCGCTGGCAGCGCGGCCAGATAGCCCCCTGCGCTTAGAGACGGCAAAGCGCACAGCAGGGCAATTATCCGCTGCCCTCCTGCATGGCGGATGATTTGAAAAAAGCCATCAGTTCCTTGTCCAAAAACACTTCCCGCAGCTGCCGCAAGGTTTCCATAAGGCTTTGCTTTGCAACCTCTTCTGGCTCTTTTTCATTGAGTATGGAAAGAATCCCGTATACATCCTCCCGGTGAGTCTTCAGCAGGATAGGGACCGATTCCCCCAGCCGGTCCGCCACCAGCATAAAGCTGCCGTACTTGTTCAGCCCGTCGCCTGCATTTACCACCTTGCCCAATGTTTCCACAAGGGCGGCGTCAGAAGTAATGTTGGATATATGGGGGGTCAAACGGCACAGCACGTCCAGCGCCTGGTCTGTACTCAACTGGGATACTTTCATTCTTCTGCCTCTCCCCTCTCATTTACCTCCTGTGTTCCCCCGTCCTCCAGGGCAGGCGGCCCGGCGCTGTAAAACTCCATAGGCATTTTATTCTGGTCTTGAATGGACACATGGCCAGTAAGTTCCATGCTTACCTGCCCCTTGCCGTTCTTCGTGGTTTGCAGGGAAAACCCGGCAGTAGACAGGGCGTTCAGCAGCCGGATGGCCACCATGCCGCCGTCAGCCCGGTCGCCTACCCACCACACATCGGTAAAGTCGGTTTGCTTCACGTCCCGCCGGGGCGTGATCATCCCTGTAGCCTCATCGATGTCCGCCGCGCCCAGAGCCAGCCGGATGGATTCCGCAGAGGTTCCCAGCGAGGTAAAGCCCAGCTTGCACTCCCAGCCGTCCAGGTGTTTAAACTCCTTCAGGTTGTTGGGCGCATTGTCCACATCCTCGGCAAAGTCGCTGTAGGTGGGCACACAGGATGGATTAATCCCTCCTGTGGTGGCGCAAATAATGTCTTCATCTTTTGGGGCAGCCCCTGTCACAGGGTCAAAGGTTTTCAGCAGCACCCCCGCATCCAGCTGCAAACCAGCAAAAGTGTCCTGGGGTATAGCCGTAAATCGTCCCATCTTGTCCACACATCCTTTCTCATTCAATTCAGTGTCAAATACTCGGCGGTTACTTGGATGTACCGCCGCTTGATGTCCGGGCTTACTTCATCCCTTAGGGACTGGCACCAGGGCGAGCCCCTTTTCAGCCAGATATAGCCCCCCTCGCAGGGCAGCACCCGGCCGCCCCGGCCTATCGCCGCGGAAATCTCCTGGGCCTTGTCATTGGGGAGCTTCTCCGATTCCGTATAAAACCAAAGATGGACAGTAAGCCCCACCTCCCCCTCCTCCCAAGCGCTGGTGACAAGCTCATAGGTCAGGTAGGGAAAGGCCACGTCCTCCGGCACGCTGGCAGCGGTGTAGGCGGCCATGTCAAAGGAGGAAAAAAACTGGTGCAGGGCCGCGGCTTTGGTCATGCGGGCAGCTCCCATTCCTCCGCTGTCACCTGAGAAACCTGGAAGGTGGCCCGCTTGGGCGTCTCCAGGTCCTCCCCGTCCGAGGTGACGCGGAAAATCTTTTTGTCCGACAGGCGCCGGAACACATCGTGATACTCCAGCTTGGCGTTGGGCTCGCAGGTGACCGTATAAAGGCTGGTGACCCCCTGCTTCTCCGCTGTGCGGGCCTGCATGGATGCATCACAAACCACAGCGGCGTTAAACGCCGCCCCCTCTGCCCAACTGGTGATAAAGCCGCCCTCGCCGTCTGGCACGCGCTTTTTCTCCATCAGCTGGCAGGGCTCCATGTACTCTTGCAAAAGGCTCATATGCGTCCTCCCTCCAGAATCTCCTTGACCTTTTGGCCAATCTGCGGTACAATTATTATTATAAAGAAGAAAGGGGGCTTTTCCATGCCAACCGAGAAGGAACGTCTGGATGTTCTCAAGTCCATGGCCTTTGACCTTTTAGAAATGTTCGAGGCGGACCCCGAAAAGACCTATACGGTCGAAGAACTGAAAAAGCTGCTCTCCGCTTATATTAAAGGCGCGCAGCAATAGCGGCACAGGGCGGGGCAACCCGCCTTCTTCTTTTCAGCAGAGCTTTCTATAGGGGCTCAGCCGGGCCCGGAAAGCCCCCTGCCAGCCGCCGGAGCCAGCGCTGTCCCCTGCGCCGCTTGCCTTGCTGTAGCTGTAGCCTCCAAAGCTTTCGCTGGTATAGGGGCTGTCTATCACCGCCCCATACTTCTCTTCCCAGGCGGCAATGTCCTCCGCCAACTCCACCACAGCCGGGGGCACGGCCAGGGCCCAGACAGCCCCTGCAAAGGCCTCGTCTTTCAGGCCCATTTCTGGGCCGTACTGGTGCAGCCCATCGTTAAACAGGCTGCCCACTATACGGAAATACTGGCCCTCCTGCAGGAAGGGCGCCGCCAGCCTATCATCCACAATGGCATACTCCCCCGGGTAAATCCCCACTTGGAACCAGTTATGCAAGTGGCACAGCACCTGCTCCAGCACGGAACCGCCCATAGGCTACTTACTGGCGGCTTTGGCCTGCCCGGACTTAGCGGCTGGCGCCTGCGCCTCCGTATCATCAGGCATATCGGCGCTAGCGGGCGCGGCTTGGCCAGACGCGCCGCCCACAGTCACCACGGCAATTCCGTCCAAATACTCTGCCCACAGCTTCATGCCCATAATGGCGTAGCTCTCCCCCACAGCGGTGCTGTAGTTTCCCTTTGCATGGAATCCAATCAGGTTGGTTTCGCCCTGGGTGATGTAGTGCAGGCCCAGCCGGTCAAACCCGCTGTCGCTGGGGTCAATGTAATACAGGTCAATGTTCTCCACTGGCGTTGCAATGACTTTGCCCCGGGCGATGAAGCTGGCGGGCAGCAGGAACAGGGTGGAGTAGCCCAAAAAGTTCTCCACATAGGTCAGCCCAAACTGGGTCTGCACCGTAATTTCAGCCGCGCCCAGATAGTCGTAGGCGTCCAGAATATTGGCAAAGCCCACCACAGCAGTCACGTCCTTCTGCATGGCGGAAAACTTGTTCAGCACCTGGCCCTGGGCTTTGGCAAGGGCCATCTGCCAGTTGGACGCTGTGCTAACCAGGCTTCCCGTGTTGAGAAAGGAGTAGAAATTCCCCAGCACCACGTTCTGAAGCTTGTTCAGAAAGGCGTCGTCGCTTTTCTCTATGGCGATTTCCGCGCCGTACTTGTCCACATCCTCCACAGGCACGGCTTTCGCGTACTTCTTGATAGTCAGATTATCCTGCGAGGCCTGGGTAATGGTGGTCTTGCTGTAGGGGATCACCTGGCCGGGGCCCACGTCCCCGTCCTCCAGCTCCACGCTTGCGGTATAGGACACCAGCTGGGTCCCGGGGGCCTTGCGGATGGGCCGCATGATGCCGAGAATCTGGCGCAGCGCGTCCCAGTTGTCCTGAAAGCGGGTGACAAAATCCACCTCCCGGGCGGTCACACTGGTGTATGCGTTGGGCAGGGAATCCCGGGGGTTGGTCAAAGTTTCTACCTTTGTAGCAGGCATTTCAGTCATTCCTTTCACATAATTTGATTTTCCATAAGCGCCTTCTGGCGCTCAGAGGCGGACAGCAGGTAGCGGCCTTTGCCGTCCTTTTTATAGATGTCGGCCTTTGTCACACCTGTGCCGCTGTTGGCAGGCGGGTGCGGGGTGTCTGCGCCTTGGGTGGTGGTACTGCTCACCAGCCCGGAAAAATCCCCCTTTACCAGGGCGTCCAGGGCAGCGGCGTCCTTGATTTTGCCGTCATCCCCCAGCTCCAGGGCTCCCACCTCCGCTGCGCTGCCCCGCATGGCAATCTCCAGGGATTTCCCGGCAATGCCCTTGCTCTCATAGTAGGCCCGGGCCGCTGATTCTTTGGCCGATCTGCTCTCTTTGGCAGCTATATCAGCCTTGTAAGCCTCAAATTCCTTTTTGAGACTGTCGTGTTTGTCCTTCCACTTGCTTGCGGTCGTTGCGCTGTCCTCGGCGGTCTGCTTGTCCGCTTTAAGCGTGTCGATTTCCTCCAGCTTGGCCTTGTACCGGGATTTCTCCACAAACTCATTGCCAACGGTGGTGCTGATAGCTTTGGCCAGCTTGGCGATAGCGTCAGCGGGGACAGCTCCATCCTCGCCACAGTGGGATTTGATGATCTCTGCGAAATCTGCCATTTTGTTCATTCCTTTCTCGCTGTTACGGGAGCTACCCTAAGAATGATTCTATAAAAACCGCTGTGCTTCGCGGGTTTTACCAAAAGAAAAAGAGGGACCACCCACTCCTTTTCGGAATGGATGGCCCCTCTCGGCCCTTCCCGCCCAACGCTTAGGGCGGGGATGCATCTTTCGTTTACCTTTATTTTATACCAAAACCGGCGCCAAGTCAACCTTTTTTCCCCGTTTTCAGCATATCCGTCCGCCTAATACGCATCACCCGCACGCCGTCTTTTACAGGGATCAGCTCCACCCGGTCGCCCTTATTCAAAATACCCTCCGCTGCCTGTATCTGCGCCTGTGTCAGCCGCAAACCATCCTGTTTATCCACCGCTCAGCCTCCTTTTTATAATGCCCTTATATTCCCCCACATGGTCTGCCACAGCGGGCTTGATGAAGGGTTGGGCCCGCTGGCCGTAGGTCAGGTGCCAGTTGCCCTTGGCGTCCTGGTACACCCAAGGGTCCTGCCTGCCGCCGGGATAATATTTGCCCGTGCCCAGTTCCACATAAGCGCCATACTCACTGTTGGTGCCTATATACACCGCCGGTTCCTTCGGCTGTACCTGGTGGGCGATGCTGTTACGCAAGTTGCCCGTATCCACCGGGCACAGCAGCTTAGCCAGCCCCTCCGCAGTCAGCCCGCATTCCTCCAAAGCCAGCAGGGCCGCCGCCTGCATTTCCTCTTTTACCCGCCCGCTGTTGTCGGTAATTTTTATGTGCATGGTATTCCCACTATCAGCCCCCGGCGTTTTGCATAAAACGGATCTCGTCATAGATCCGCTGTAGCTTTATGCCGGTTTCATCAGGCTCGTCATGGTGCGTCACAATATTTTCAACGATCGCCTCGTCAATCACTTCCAATAAAGTGTCCAGGTCGTCTGCCGCAAGTGCATCCTCTATGGCAACCCCATGGCTTTTCAGGTATGCTTTCTGCTGTTCTGTAATCTGAATCACTTTCTTCCACCTGCTTTCTTCGGATTCGTCTGCACCAGATTCCCTGTATGAGGGTTCACCGTAACTTCCACGCAGCAAGTGCCCCCTCCCTCCGCTTGTGATTCTCCCACTGTGCAAAGGTCATATTGGGCAGCAGGCCCCATCTGTCCCGGCGCAAGGCGGCAGGTATCTCCACCCCCAGCACCTGGGCAAGCAAGGTGCAGCGGCAGTTGTACACGTTGGAGGGAGCCGCGGCAGGGTCCCCTGGGTACAGGATGTCCCCCAGCGCAGAGTGAAAGGGCTTGTCCTGCTGCTGGGTTTGGCCGTCCAGCAGCTGGTGGGCGTGGCGGGTGCGGCCGTCCAGGGTGGCCAGCCACTGCTTTTTCAGCTGGATGCCCATTTCCTCCGCAGCCCGGTAGCTGTCCATGCGCCCCGCGTTCTGGGCCCCGGTAACAGCGGTGCGGGCCGCCCGGATGGCGCTGGCGCGGTTCATGCCCGGAATACAGCTCTGCAGGCGGTCCGCCAGTTTTGGGATGGGCTCTCCCTGCAAAATGCCGCTGGTGATCTGCCCGGTGATCTGCCGCTTGCCCCAGGCAAGGTCTATGCCCCGCTTCACCGCCCGCTCTGGCGGGTAATAGGGCATCAAATCCGGCTGCTCTGCAAGCAGCCGCTTCACGGTCTGCTCGTCCCACAGGTCAAATCCCACAAAGGCCCCCACCTGCTGCTCGATGGTGTAGGCGGCATAGTTCCGATTTAGGGAATAGATGCCCGGGGTGGCGTCATTCATATAGGCAGCCGCCACCTGGTTGGCCTGGGTCATGCGCTCTGCCACCCGGTCCCGCAGGGCTTCAAAGCGCTTTCCCCGGCCCATCTGGGCCAAGCGCCACTGGGTGTACTGCTGTGGCGAAATCTCCCCGTTCTCCATCCTGGCCCGCTGCTGGGCGTCCCGCTTTTCAAGGCGGGCAAAGTACCCCTGTATCTTCTCCTGCAGTTCCCCGGCCGCTTTGGCAAATTCCGCCGTGATGCGCTGTTCCAGGTCCGCCAGCTCTTTGTCCGTGCGGCGGTGGGCAGGGTCTGGTTTTCTCACTTTTTCAGCCTCCCTTCTTGACAAGTCGTGGGGTCTATTGTACAATACAACCAGAAGGGAGGCTTTCTTATGCCCACAGACAAGGAAACTAAAATCATTGAAAAGGCCACCATCTATGACCTGCGCAGGCTGTTAAAGAAGAGCAACAAGGAAACCTACACAGTAGAAGAGCTCTGCGACTGGCTGGACACCATCGCGGACGCCAAAGACCAGGAATAAACGTCCCCAGAAAGGAGCGCTGTTTATGGGAACCGAGAAAGAACGCAAAGACACCCAGAAAGCCATGCTCTACGACCTGCGGCTCCTTATCAAAGGAAGCGAAAAAGAGCAGTACACCAAAGAGGAGCTGCTGGACCTGCTGGATACCATTGCCGCTGCCAAAGACCAGGAATAACCCCCCAGGGGCCGGGATTTATCCCGGCTCTGTTTTTTTGCCCTGCGGGTTCTCTGCGCCGTCAAACCGCTTCAGCTCCTCCGCGTCCATCCGCTGGAGAAGCTCCTCCGCCAGGTCCCCGTCCCCCAAAATGGCCAGCAGCTTGCGGGTTATGTACTCGCTGTCCAGGTACTCCGCCCCCATTAACACCGTTTGGGCCTCCTCCAGCCGGTTGACAATCTGACTGCGGGTATAGGTGGGCGCATCCTCCACCCCTGCCAGTGCCAGAATACCCAGCACAAACCTTGTCACCTGCCGCTCAAAGCGGTCGGTTTTCAGGTCCAGGGGCACATAGCTGGCCTTAATGGCCGTGGCGGTCTGGTTGCCCGCTGTCACCGCAGAGGCGTCAAAGGCCTGAAAATCCTCGTACAGCTTGCGCTTCAGCATGTCAATGGTGGCCTCTGTGCCTGCAAAAGGGGCCTCTACCGTATGGGCCTGGGCGCTGGCCCCCTCGTCCCCGTTGGCGTGGGTCACATGGATGGTCTTCAGCCGCTCTATAAACTTGGCGTCGTCCAGGTCGTTCATGCCGTCGCAGTTGGTCAGCACCCAGTAGATCAGGTTCCCCTCGTCCACATTGTTGACCATGTTGGAGCTGCACAGGTCCAGCGCGTCCACCGTGCTGCGCCTGCCCGCCAGCTCAGACTGGCAGTGCCGGTTGTTTTTCAGGGGCACAATGGGAAAGGCCGGGTAGTTCTCCCCTTCATAGATCTGGGTGTTGTCCAGGGGCGCGGCGGTTACCCGCAGCTTATAGGGCCGCTTCTCCCGCAGCACCCCCATGTCCTCTCCTGGGCGCTGGATGTACTCGGTGTACCCGTCTGTTTCGTACAGGGTGCAGCGCAGGGGCTTTTGCCGGTCTATCTGCCAAAAGCGTATGCCTGCCCGCAAGGCCCCGTTCTCCTCGTCCTCCAGGGGCACAAACTCTGTCACCATAAAGACGTCCAAATGGTCCAGGTTCCAAAACCCAAAGCTCACGCCCCCAATCAGCGCGTACTGGCCCAAAAGGCTCAGGCTTCCGTCAAAGTCCTGGCCCAGCTTCTTTTTTGTGCCAGAATCGCCAAACTCCACCCCATTGCCCAGCAGGTACGACACCTGCTGGTCCACCGCAAAGCCGAAAAAGCGGCTGGCCAGCTTGTGGTTGGCTGTAAACATGTCCCGATGGGCCTTGCCCTGCATGTCGTAAAGAATCTTTTCATAGCGGCAGATGGTGGGGTTCTCGCCCTCGTAATAGGCCATTGCGTCCCTGGCGGTTTTGTAAAGCCTGCTGTTCTGGTGCTCCCCTATGGCCGCCAGAATAAACTCCATCCGCCTGCTCTCATCCCTACCACATTCCTGTAGGTCCTGGTAGGTTTTTATAGGCCCACGCCTCCTTTCATTGCAGCATCACCGGCTGATAGACCTGCTCCCCGGCCCGTATCAGCGGGCGGTACCAGGGTTCCAGGGTGTACTCAAAGGCGTCCAGGCTGTCAATGTCGCTGGTGCCGTTGTCCAACCGGGTGTCCTTCAGGGCCTTCGGGTCATACACAGCGGTCTCAAAGGCCTCTGTCATGTGTTCGCACCTTCGGGCAATCCGCAGCCGCTTTTGGGCCATCAGCAGAAGGGTCAGCCAGATACGGTCGTTTATCTCCCTCTTTTTGGCCTTCAGCACAGCAATGGAGAGGCCCTCCCGGGCCACGGCGCTGGCCAGTCCCCGTATCAGCACGGATTCCGCGCTGTCCGCCCGGGCCTGCATTTCCTGGCAGTAAGGGCCATATTGGGCTTGTACCCGCCGCACAAAGTCCACAAAGCGGCGGGAAAGCCGGTCCGGGTCCAGCTCCCGGCTGTCTATATGCTCCTCGTCCAGCACAATGACTGTCCAGTCCTGGGTAATGCCCACTGCCTTGAACGCCGTGGCGGAGCCTGTGCCCCCAAAGTCCACGCCCACCATCACCCGGGCCAGCCGCTTTCCCTGCTCCTTGCACCAGGCAAGGGGATCGTCCACCAAAAACTCCTCCGGGTGGCTGGCAAAATAGGGGTAGACCAGCCCCTCGGCAGCCGTCCATTTGCCCAGAATAAAGCGGTCGTAATAGACAGTGCCCCTGTACTCCTTTTTCAGCTCTTCCACCACAGGGGCGGGCAGCGCGCCGTCGTCTATCTCATAGCTTTGTTGAAAAATATCCGCGCCGCTGTCCAGAAAGGACTTAAACCAATGCCGGGGATTGTCTGGATTGCAGGTGCCGTCAAAGTGGGAGTGGCTGCAGCGCAGGCGGCTTTTCAGCATCTGAAAGACCTCTTCGCTCCAGGTGGTCACCTCGTCGCCGTACACGTACTCAAAGGTAGCGCCCTGTATGCGGGACACATGCTTTTTGTTGTCCGCGCCCAGGGCATAGACCTTTTTGCCGAACAGCTCCAGGGTGTTGTCACTGCGGATGCTGCCCACCAGGCTGCCGGACCAGATGGCCCGCATGGGCTCCAGGATGTTCCGCTCTAAAGTGCCCCGGGTGTTGCCCATCAGCACGGCCAGGCCCTCTCCCCGCAGGGCCTGCAGCCGCTTGGGTATCACCACCGCGTAGTCCACAAAGCTTTTGCCGCTGCCCGTGGCCCCGGTTTTCACGTTCCAGCGGTGGCCGCAGTTTTGGAGAAACTCCTGCTGCTTTTCAGTCAATGGCACTGGCAATGCCCTCCAGAAGAGCCCGGGCCTTTTTCAGCCCGTCAGAATCCCCAGGCGGCTCTGGCTTGTCCCGCCATTTATCCGGCCTGCGGTTCTTCAGCCAGAATATCTGGGCTGTGGTGTCCCCGCCCAGGGCCTTTTCCAGCAGGGCGTTCTCCACCTGGTAGTCCACAACCGCCTTGCCCTTTTTTAAGGTCTCACAAATCTCACAGAATCTGTTTTTCCACTCGTAAAGGGTTTTGGCTGTAATCCCTATGTTGTGGGCTATCTGCTCGTCCGTAAGCCCCTCCCGCGCCCAGCCCTGCAGCAGCGTCAAGCCCTCCGGGGAGATCCAGTATTCATATTTGCCGCGGGCCATAGCACCACCTCTCCTGTCCATACTCGGCGCCAAACAGCTGGTCATGCCCTGGCTGTTTAGCATAAAATGGCCGGATACTCTCCCGCGACCTCTCCGGCGGTGCGCACCCCCTGCTAGGGACCCTAGGCTCTGCCATCACCCCCGCTGTGCGCGTCCCGTTGAGCCCCCCGCATTGCCAACACCGCGGCTCGTGCGGGGGCTTTATAGTAAACACACTTGAAAATCGGTACGCACCAATTTTCAAGCTGGGCAGCTGCGCTGCCTAGGGCTTGTTTGAAAATAGAGAAAATGCCGGATTTTTGACCAAAAGGAGGCGATTTCAAGGAGAAAACCGCAAGTCAATCTCGCGATTGACGAGGATTTTCGACACAGAAAGCGACGGCTTTGGGGCAAAAAGACGGTGTTTTTGATTTTTCAAACGAGCCCTAGTTCAAAAGAGGTAGAATACATCTTTTGAACTGTGTTAACTATAGCAAAGGGGCTGTTAAGCTGTTAAAAAGTAAAGGCCCCGCCAGCAGAGCCAGCAGGGGCAAATGGAGGAAAAATCCTTGTACTCCAACGCTGTTTTCCTGGCCTTAGGGCCAGTATAGCCGAACAAAACGAACAAAACGAACAAATCAAAAATTTTTTTCAAAAATTCTGTTGTACTCCATGCGCAGCGCGTCCGCTGACTTATAGCTCTCCATCTCCCGCCGTACCACGTCCCACCGCGTGCCGTGCTTCATGACCGCCTGCACAAGCCTCCTCTTTACCCAGGGCAGGCTTTCCGCAAACGCCTCGATCTGCGCCTTCTGCTGCTGCAGCTTCTCCCGCCGCTTGGGGAAACGGTTATTTTGTTCCAGGTCCTTCAGTTCCCCGCAGATGTGGGGGTATTGCTCCAGCAGGTTTTTGGTCATGTGCAAATCTCCTTTCTGCCTCAATCTTTGTGGGGAATCCTCACCGGTAAAACCATCTTGACGTCATTTTCATTGGTTCTCAATAGAACTGGCTCCAGCTCTCCGCGAAATTCAAGCACAACCGCCTTGTGAAAGGACCCCCCGCAGGAAACCTTTGCCGCCTGCAGCGCGGATAGAAGATAGTTCCCATTCACGCCATACTGAAAGGTAGCCTCTCCTTTTGGCAGGGCTTTCTCCACATCCAAAAACTCTCCGTCTGGCTGCGGACATCCATATATAAGGTCACCGCACCGGATGATTGCGTCGCTCCCCACAATTTCAATGGTGGCATCCATTCCTCTTGGCAGTTTCGTGTTTGCGTTTATGTACGCGGTGAAATCCCCGTCGCACTCACAAACCGCGTGCTCAATCGCCAGCCTGTATCCATCCACAGCCTTTGCGGTTACAGAGGAATCGTTCGCGCAAAACTCCAGGCGAATAAACTTGTGGATCCTGCGGATAGCGTCTGTGCCTACAAATCCTTTTGTGGCTGCCACGATACGGTTAAAATCATTGGAAAAAATTTTTGCTATCATCCTGTATTCCCCTCCTATTTTTCTTATATGGCTTTATCTCCTCCGGCTCCCGGCCTGTGTTCTCGTACTGCCGGAGCCGCTGGTACCGCTGGGCGTCTTTGCACGGGGGCTGGCCCCTCTGCAGCCGGGGGCAAGTGTTCTTACAGCCGCACACATCCCGGCAATAGTCGCCCTGGGGGGTGGTCAGCCGGGTCATGGGCGCGCCTCCTCCCACCCCAAAATCGCATCCGGCCGCACCTTCAGGGCCCGGCATAGGCCGGCCAGGTCCACCAGGCTGGGCAGGCCCTGCTCCCGGCTCATGATCCGGCTGACAGAGTTGTCATGCACCCCGGCCAGCTGGGCAATCTGGTGATAGGTCCGCCCGCTTTGCAGAATGGCCTCCTGCAGCCGCCTGTTGATGGCCCTGCTTTGTATTTGTCTCTCTTCACGGGTCATTGTCTATTGCCTCCACATCGCTCAATTTGCACACCAGCACCGAGTGCCCTGCCCGCAGGGACTGCAGCTCTGCCTGGTGGAGAAACCCCTCCTGGCCGCTGAACCGGTCCATGCGCCCCCAGCGAAAGGTGTACGCCGCCAGACGGTACAGGTCCCCGCTGGGCCTGTGCCGCACGGTTTTTCCCAGGTGCTTTTTCACTTGCGCTACTTCCATCACAGGGCCTCCACCTTCACCCAAATGCCCGGCACGGCGCTCCAGCGTTTCTCCACCTGCTCGCTGACCACCTGGGCGTCATCCCGCCAAAATCCGGCGTCGGTCATGCAGTCCTTCAGCAGCTTCTGCAGGTTGTCGGTATCCGGCCGGGTGATTTTGTACTCTCCGTCCTTATGCCTGCCCTGGGGGAACCGCCAGCACACTTCCAGCCGCAGGGGCCCGGTCAGAGGCTCTGGGGGGCGGTGGGGGTGCAGGGCCAGCAGCAGAGCCTGCTGGGCGGTTTTCAGCCGGGCGGGCTGGTAAAACCGGGGCCTGCCCGCCACCACAGCCACCTTCTGCTGCTGGTGGGTCACCCGGGGCGGATTCATGGCCATGAAAAACTCATCCATGGCGCAGCATCTCCCGCAGCATGGATACCTGCCTGGCACAGGCTGCGGCACGGGCTGCGTACCAGGCTGCGTCACTGGGTGCGATCCAGGATGTGACACTGACTGCTGCACAGGCGGCGGCAATGGCGGCGGCAATGGATGCGGCCCTGGATACGGCACCGACTGCGGCACCGGATACGGCCCTGGCTGCGGGCCTGGCTGTGGGTGCATACCACTTTTTACGGGCGGGGACTGTGAACGGGGCGGCCAAGGAGG